TCTTCTTTATGTATTTCACTGTTTTTTGGGAATACTAAATTTTCTTCTTTTTCAGTTTTTTCTGCGGAATTTTCATAATTAATAGTTTTACCTCGCTTCATTCCATTACCTATAAAATCAATCCAGTCTGCTTTTATTTTTTCTTTTTGTTCTTGTGATGTGTAATAAGATTGAGAAGATTGCGTTTTTATATCTTCCAATGTAATGTTAAGTTGTTTTAAAGCTTCTTTCTTAAAACCCTCAGCTACTTTTAGCTTTTCTTCCACAGTTAACTCTTTATGTGTCTCACCATTTTGACTTTTATGACGAGTACTGCTTCCTTTTACTTGAACTAAGTCTAAAACATCACTCAAATGACTATTAACTTCTCTCTTAATCATTTTATTATTATCTTTATTTTCGCCGAAAAAATTAGAAAAAGAAACAGAAAAAACTGAATCACCATCAAAATAACTAACATAATCACCTGACATAGTAGTATTAAAATACTCTTCTCTTGTACTAATTTCTTTTCCGTCTATAAAATATCTATACTTTTGTTCGTGCATCTATTCTAAAATTTGTTACTTCTATTGTTACGTCCAAAGATTTTATCTTCTTTTCAAACGTATCGAAATCTTTTATTTGTTCACCATTTAAAAAATATGTGAATTGGTTTCCTTCTGCTTTCATAATCTAAATAAAATAAGCGGGTAAATTAGTATTTTGTGTTCCTTGTGTATTCTGTCTTGAACCATCGATTATAAGCACCTTACAACCATAGATTGTTTCTAATGTTTCTCTTGTTTCATCTACATTATTATCTTTATATTCACTCGGTAGATAATTTATATCAATAACTAAAATTTTATTTTCTGTTGGGTTTATGTCAATGGGTAAAAAACCTTCTTTTTTAATTACTTCTTCTAAATTTTTTAGTGCTGATTCTCTTTTAATTCCTTCTGCCGTTATATACTTGTTTGGCAGATTTAAAGTATATAAATTAAAAGTCTCAATTAAGTCATTTTCAATTATATTTTTTATTTGAGAAAGTACCCCATTTATTAAAATATCGCATTTTTCTGTACTTTTATTATTTAATTGTTTTTTACATTTTAATATGACAAGAGAGTTTAATAGCTCTTGTTTTAATTTAATTTGATTTTTAAATGTATTCATATTATTGACTATAAAATTATATTATTTTGTTTACTTTTTATTTCCTCTTTGACAAAATATAACACTGAATTTGCTTCTTCTGCACTTACTCCTTTTAATACTTCTAAAACTTTATTACATTGTTGTTTTATTAATTCATCCTTAAACTGATGATATAAAACACCCTCTAAACTATAATCATGTTTATGTTTTTCTAATACTTCAAGTTTCTCTAAAAGAGTATGATTCGGGTATTCCTTGTTAAAATCTTCTTTTTTATTATTAATTTCCTCGTTTGAAAATCTTATAATGCAATTACTACTCATAATTTTGTTATTTAAATATATTTTTAATTTTATTAATCCAACTTGTTTTTACCTTTTCTTCTTTATAATCATCAAATCCTGCAACATACTTTCCTTTTTCTATTTTTTCTTCAAATACAAGAACAGGTTTAGTTTTTAGAAAAGTTTTTAATTGTATAATATTCCTGATTCTTTCTACTTCATTACCTTGCTCATCTAATACAACTAATGTTGGCACATTTCTAATGTTATATTTATCTCCTAATTCTTTTGACTCTTTGTCTGCTCTTAAGTTTACTTCTTGTATTTCAAAGTTTGATAAATCTAGTTCTTTCATTTGTTCTGAAAGTGTTACGCATGGTTTACATGTAGGTAAGCTAAATTTTAATATTTTCATTTTACTAAATTTTTATTACTTTTAAACGGAAATTTAATATTTACTAAATAGACTATAAAAGAATATAAAAACACATCTTTTAAAGTCCAAACATCTTTTGTACCATACTCTACAACAAGTATTGTTAAAATTATCATACCTGCATTGAATAAAGAACAAAGAAATTCTTTTTTACTTTCTTTAACTTCTTTTCTTAATTGTTCGCACTCTTGTGCTGTTGGTTTTTTTGTCATTTTTGTTTATTTAAATAATATTTTATAATTTTTATGCGATTTATGTGTTTTATTATATAACTTCCAAGCATTATCTTTCATAGTTTTTAAATGTGTTCATATATTTTATTTTAATTGTATCATAAAAGATTTTACATCATATTTTTCGTCCATACCATCAGGAATTAAATTTCCTTGCTCATCACAAGCTCCTGAAAATGTTACTTCACCAACATTTAGTTCATCTATATTGTGTAAAGTATATTCATTGTCATAAACTAATACTTCTAAATTTTCATCTACCTCATTAAGGATTTCTTTTAATTGTTTTACTGTCATTTTAAGTACTGTATTTTTTATTAGTTTTACTTATTGTTGCTCCTTTTGATGCATAATTTTGTAACCAACTGCCCCACTTTTCTTTTTGAATATCGTAATAAGATTTCTCTCTTAGTACTGTTGGTATGTAATCTGTATTTTTTGAAGATACATGAAAACCATTACAATCTTCACATTCATACACAGAAAGTTCATCTCTCCAAGGATTTTTATGACTTCTTGATAATATAGAGAATAAAGCTTTTTTAGCATCCCATTTTGTCTTATAATACTTTTTACTACACATAATATTTTAAATTATTTTCCGCCGAAAAATATAAAGAAACAGAGAGGAATTACGCACTCAAGTGTTATAACTCTATCGGACATTATAATTTAAACTTGTATTAATTAGCAACCTCTCAACTCACCGATGACTGAGTTTGTTTCTTTATTTCTTCTGCAAATATACAACTAATATTTTAATTGTGCAAATTTATTTTACTTTTTATTATATTTAAAATCTAAAATCTTTTTAACTAAATCTGAACGGTGGTTTGATTTTAATTTATGGTAACCAACTTCATCAAACTCCTTAGCAATGTCAATAGCAAAACTTAGTCCTGTATAAGACTCTTTAATGTCTCGTTGATTGTTATCACCGTTAATTACTATTCTACCGCCTTTTCCTAAACGAGTTAATAAAGCTTCCATTTCATGCTCTGATAGATTCTGTGCCTCCTCAATAACTAAAAGTTCTCTATTCCCTATTGTTTTTCCGCGGATATATTGAGTAGGAATTCCCTCAATTTTAGCTACTGTTGATTTATTAGCATTTCTATCTTTATTTTCTTCCCCTCCGCTTAAATGTGTAAGGTGTTTATCAACTTTTCCTTTATCATAACACGCGTATAAATTATCTCTAAACGCTTCAATATAAGGGTCAAATTTGGAGGATAATTCACCAGGAAGAAAGCCTAAACTCTTCCCAACCTCAACCGCAGCACGGGTTACATACACTTTATCAATATAACCTTTAAATATTAAATCTAAAGTTGTTTGTGCTACAACTAAACTTTTTCCAGAACCTGCTTGACCTGTGATAACAACAATTTCTTTTTCATAAATATCTGCTTTTACTTTCTTTTGGTCTTCATCTAAAGTAACTTTGTACTTTATGTCATTTTTTAATTCTTTCATTAACTGTTTTCTTTTAAGTGTTTAGAGTAAATTGTTGCTTTAACCCAATAATTCAGGCAGTTAGGGTTTGTTAGATGTTGCCCGCACAAAATTTCAGCCGTTTCTTTATAAGTTGTCTCTGCTTTAGAATAAGTAAAAAATAAAATTTCTTTTTTATATGGAATCCCACTCTTAATTAAAGCTTTTAACTCAACTGAACTACTAATATAACTTTGCCAAGCGTAAATCCCTTTATATTGTCCTTTTTTAGCTCCACTTGTATACTTTGGTTTGTACATATATTTTTTTCCAATATAATATCGGTCTGTGCCGTCTAATAGAGTTATCATGTATATAAACGCAAATGAATCAGGTGGTGTTTGTTCAATTTTATTTATAGTTTCCCCATTATACTCCCATTCTATTTTTTGAGGTTTATCTCCGTTTGTTTTAGTTTTCTTTGGTGGCATATTATAAAGGTTGTGTTTTAGAAATAATAAAAGCTAAATCTTGAAAACTTGTTCTTAGTCTTATAATTTCCTCTGTTGGGTAAGATTCATCAAACGGTACGGTTTCTATTTTATTTATCTTATCTTCTAAAAACTTATATTGTTTTAATAGAAAATTTTTATCTATTTTTACATATTCAATTGCTTCCATATCTTTTCTGTATTAATCTGTTGTGTCTTTTAACTTGTTTTGAAGCGTTTTTTGTAGTTTGATTTGCTATTTTTAATTTTTCTTATTAACTTTTTTCGCGCAAAAAAATTAAACAGAAACAACTAATATCCACCAATCAGAAGTACAAGGTGGAAACCTCTCTCCTTTAGTTAAAGCAATATACTCTTTTCCACTTCTCCAAATCCCACTCACAGGAGCTTTAGTACCTGTCTTACAATATTCTGTTTTTGTTGTTAACTCTAATAGTTTTAATAGTATGTTTTTCATTTTTATTTGTTTTCAAAATTATATTTTAATCGGTCTTTTATCTCATTAGTGTAAAAAGAACAATCGTCTCTCAAATCTGTTATATTAGTTAAAGATTCTCTGTAAAAACCTCTTTCGTCAATAAACTGTTTATATCTTAAAGTTCCCGAAGCATATTTTTCTGCGGAAGTTATAGAACACTTTTCATATACTGTTGGGTCTTTTTCATCTTCATACCTTCCCTCACTTATGGCAACGCAAATGCGGAATTTGATTGAAGTCGCACTCTTGTCGTCCCTTCTAGTCCACTCGTTAATAAAGTAAGTGTGGTAAGGTCTTAAAGATGCTTTTATATCTATAAACCTACTTTGGAATTCTAATAAAGTGTTTTTATTGTTATCACCTCTATTTATAAAATCTCTATATTGAACTCTTGTTTCTTCGTAGTATTCAATAAGTTCTTTTAACTTTTCTGCAAATTGTTGTTTTTTATCCGACATTTAGCTGTTGTTTTAAAAATTCAAAATCTTCAGGATTAGCTTTTAAATACTCTGCAAATTTATCTGTTCCTTGTACTTTCTTTTCTTCACCGAATCTATCAGGAAATGTAATCCAACCTGCTCCCCCTACTTTACCAATTTCTGTTTCACAAAATATTTGTGCATATTCATCCACAATATTAAAGCCTCCATCATAATAGAAATTTAAAGTGATAACTTCCTTTTTATCATAAGCACCTGCTTTACTTTTACGGATTCTTACATCTAATTTATGACCTACAACTTCTTTCTTTTCATTTCTAATTAAATCTTTTTTAGTAAAATCTAAGTGAGTAAAAGGCATATATTTATTAAATTGCCCTCCAGGTAGTACCTTACTATCTCCATGCATTACACCTGGATTCTCTCTCCATTGATTTAATACAATTAAAGCTGTCTTTCTTCTCGCACAGTTTGCGTTGATTATTGGAAGCCTCGTGCCCAATTTCTTGGCTTCGACTCCAATCGAAAACTCTTCTGCTGATTTAGCTTCAATAGCAACAGAATAAAAAGATTTAATAGAATCAATAACGATACCCGAAACTTCCTCTGATTGTGAAAAAGCTTCTGCTGTGTCTAACATATTTTCAAGAACAGAGTCTTTATAAACAATAAGTCTATTTTTATCTAAACCAAACCTTTCTACGTGACTATCTGTTATAGTTTGTTCACCATCTAATACTACAACTGTTTTTTCAGGGAATTTTTCTTGTAAATATTTTGCAATAATAAGTGCAATACTACTTTTTCCACTTCCTTCCCACCCTGTTAATAATGTCATAGCTCCAAGTGGAATAACTTTATTATCCATATAGTAATCTAAATATGCACTACCTGATGAAGAAAAATCTAAATTCAAAGTTTCTATTTCTGATACTTTTTTAACTTGGTCTTGTTCTGCTTTTCCTTTATTTAATTTCTTTAAAACGTCTTCTAATTTATTTGCCATCTTTCTAATATTTTCCAATTGTATTTTTCTGTTACTTTTTCTAATAATTTTTCTACTTTTAATTTTTCTTCGGCGAAAAAAGATAAAGACTGCAATTGTTCATTTGTACCGTCATAC